CGCTGCGTTTCGGTCAAGTCCTGATCGCGGATGTCCTCGATGGTTTGCGAGCCGGTAGGCGCTGAATTTCCCGCCGCCCCCGGGGGCGCGTCCTGCGCCTGCACAGTGGCAGCCTTGCCGTTGCCGGGGGAAGCGTTCGTGGTGCTGGGGGTAGCGGTTTCGGTCTGGGGCGCGTCGTCCATGACGTCGGTCTCCTGAGATTGATTGTTCTTTGATTGAGAGGCTTGTGCGGCGACACTAACACTGGTCTGGCCATCGGCCCCGAGGTCCACGAAACTGATCTCACCGAGCGTGGCCTTGCGGACCACATTCAACGGGCCGGTGAACTGCTTGCCGTTGACCAGCACGTTCTGGCCCTCCTTGACGAATTCGAAGTCATCGACCGACGCGCCGATTGACGCCTGCCAGGGGAAGCCCCGCTGCGAGGACGAGACGACCTCACGTGCCGCCGGTGTGTCGCGCGAAACCAGGCCCGTGGCCACGACTTGCCCGCCGTCGATGCGGATGCTGTCGCTGTGCCCAACGCCCGAGGCTGCGTCGTGTCCGAACCGGATCGGCCGGGTCTGCGACGGGATGTTCATGCCCGCCAGGTCCACAACCACGGGGTAGCGCCAGCCGCTGATTCGCATCGGCGCGCCGGTATACGCCACCATGCGGAAGCGCGGCAGGGTTTTCTCGGCGTCGTTCTGTGTCGCCTGCACGTCGAACCGCGCGTCGGCGGTGAGCGTCAGCGACTTAGGCATCGGCGGATTCGCGGTCGTCGGCATGATCGGTGTCCTCTTGCGCGTTGTCAGTCTGTGTCTCAGCCGAATCCTGGATGGACAGGCCAAGCTCCTTCATCAGCGCCGCTTCCTTGGCTCGCTGTTTGAGTTCCTCTTCCCAATCACGGCCCTGCCGCGCGTACTCGTAGGCGAGCGTGGTGGTGTGGTTCTTAAGCCGCGCCGCCTGCGCGTTGGCTTCCTTGGCAGGATCAACGTGTTCCACGCCGTCCCAGAACCAGCCCCGAACGTTGTAGAGCTGCTGGTTGGAGTCTGTAGTTCGCAAGATCGGCGGTAGTAGGCCTTCGACCAGGGCCGCTTCGTGCAGCCATGCCTTAAGGACGCGGTCCAGCACCGCCGTCTGCAGGTGGCTCTGCTCGACGCGGATGCTCTTGAAGTAGGTCTGGTGGTCCAGGCGGCCGGAGGCGTAGTTGTAGCCCGATGAGTTGCCCGCAGCGACGTTGAAGGGCATGTTCAGGCAGCGCGCGATCTCGTTGAGGATCTCCCGTTTGAACTCGCTGTAGGTCGTGGCCGGCTGTTCGGCATGGACCTGACCCAGCTTCCAGCCGCCGGGCAGCACCGTGGCCAGGCGCTTCTCCAGTTCGACCATGTCCATCGGTTCAAGCGCGTCGGCTTCGCCGTTGGGTGGTGCGTCGGTGTAAATCACCGCCGCGAAGTCCGCCGCCGTCTCCGCCGCCGCGATCACAGCCAGCGTGTAGCGCCGTAACTGGGCGAACAACGGTAGCGCCGGGGTGATGTCTGGGATACCTCGCCGTTGACCCGGCCGGTCCCCACGGAAGTAATGCACCACCGCTTCGGCGGGAATTAAGTCGTAGTCGTCGATCCCTGCCCAATTCAGGGGGTCGCCGGGGTGGTGTCGTAGCACCTGGTACGCGATCGGGTTGCCAAAGGCGTCGAAGATGATGCCATCGACGCCCTGTGGTACGCCGGGGCGCGGCAAGTACATACGAGGGGAAGCCACCTGATCAGGTTCGATGAGTTTGAGGTCCAGCTTGACCGCCGAATCAACACGCGGGTTGCTGGTCAAGATGGCGAAGGCCTCGCCCGATTCGGCCCGCGCCATCCGCATGGTGCGGAGTTTTTCCGGCAGGTCCACCGCCTGCGCCCATTGCTCAAACGCTCGTTCGATTCGATCGTTGTCCTTTGAATCAGGCAGCAGCATCTGTAGACGTGGGCCCGTGCCAACCGTGTCGTTGGCCAGCGTGAGCACAATGCCCTTGGCATAGCTGTTGTTGGCCACCTCGTAACGCGCTCGGTTGCGAAGCGTCCGCCTCACGTCGGCTGCCAGCGCGGCATTGGGAGATAGGCCGTCCGCGTTCGCCCAGTGTCGGCGGTTCTCCGCGTTGGTCTGCGCCGAGTCGAACTTGGCGCGAACGACCCGGAGGCCACGCGACTGATCGGTCCGCCGTGCCGGCTTAGCGTTTCTGGATGACAACAACCACTTGAGCATGGATTACGTTGATCCTGATGTACCCGGAGGGGTGAGCTTCACGAACTTGAAACCCAGGCCCTTCTTCCGAGTGGCTTTCTTCGATTCGAGGTAACGGTCCGCGTCGATCTGGTCATTTAGCCCGTGCTGCTCCACGCTGCCCGAATCACCGGCGGCGCGTCTCGGCCCGGATGCGTTGTCTTGGATCGTGTTGGTAAGGTCCTCGGGCATCAACCACACCCCGCCAACTCGCAGCTCATTACGGTGCGCTGCCGTTGCCGGCGTAGCCGCTGCGCGAAGGTGGCGACCGCGCGGGCTGGGTTACGCCCCTCAAGATGAGCCAACCACGCTTCCTGGATGGCGTCCTCACGGTCTTGCGGGTTTACGAACCGCAGCTCGCTAAGTAGCGCGGCCCTGCTAGGCAAGGTGGGCAATGGCATCGTCATCATCATGTATGTGTCAGCACACAGCGGATCGTGCCGGATCTCCTGCGCTGATGGGTGCAAGTCTTACACGGGTGTAATTCAGCGGTGGTACTGGCCCCGGGGCGGGTCGCCCTGGACGGTTTCGCGGGTAACGATCCGTCTGCCGCAGTGCCGGCAAGCCCTTACCCGCGTGATCCCGTGCGGATTCGGCCGCGTGTAAACGACGTGGAAGTGACGGCACCCGCACCCACGGCACTCGAAACCGCCGCCGCCACCCGCACGCGATTGATCCGCTGACAACGATCGCTGTGTCATCGTCGCCTCCCCTGTAGGGCCGATAGCCGAAGACGCGGCCGCCGATCGGCGACCTTCGCGTCCGTGCCAAACAGCACACAGCCCTGCATGCTCGCGGCGACGGCGCAGCCCACCAGGCAATCCAGCCAGTGGTTGTCACGGCCCGGAGCACGCAGTTTCCATTCATCGACCCGCCGGCCGCGACCCTCGGTTTGCACGCGGTACTCCGCAGTGAGGTGCTCAGCCAGCATTTTGTGTCCGCCGGCCGCCACATCGGGCGCGAACAATGACAGACAACCGGGGTCGCCCATCGGCACGGCCAGGCGTGCATGCACGAAGCTTTTCCAGTAGTTCGTATCGACCAGCGTGTGGCGCACAGCGCGGCCCCGCGCGCCATGCACGTTCGGCACCCGCCAATGCAGCCCGATCCGTTCGCCTCGCTTGGGCTTGTATTCAGCGAATGGGATGCTGGAAGCCCCCACATAGCGGCCGTGGCTGGGCGTGAGCACCGCCGCATGGGCGCTCTGGCGGCAGAACTGGTAGACCACGTCCGTCGAGTTACCCCAATTAGCATCGATCAGGCAGCGCTCGATCGCGATCTCCGCGCCGTCGTCACGGCGGTAACGGCGGCTTAGCAGTTCACCGGTTAGGGCCTCAAGCCCCGCGTAGATCGCGCCCTCCAGGCCGGTGCCCTTGTGCGCCATAAGTAGTGTTCGACGGGCGTCGCGCAGCGTGAAATACCCCCGGCGCTGGTCGGGGTGCGTGCCGTAGTCCAGCACGTAGCCCGTGAAGTCGTCCTCCCAGCCGCAGACCATCCAGAACAGCAGGTTGCCCTGCACGTCGATGAACATGGTCAGGTGGTTGACCCCGACGGGCACATCGCGGCGTTTCATGCCGTTGGTCTTGGCCGCGATGGCCCCCGGATCAAGCAGGTCTGCCGCTTGGTCTTCTACCGGGGGTTCGTTCTGGTATTCGGCCCAGAACGCCGCTTCGCCGTGGTCGAGCTTCAGGTTGATTGCGTGCTGGATGGCGCTAAGCTCATCGGGGTTGTGGCGCTGCGGCCAGGCCACAACCGCGCCTTGATCCATCGCCTCACGTTGGCGGCGGTAGAACTCGGTGGCCTCCTCGGTGCCGCGATCGGTGCGCTGGCCTTCGGCGCGAATCTGAGCGTACTGCTGCCAGAGCTTCTCGTTAGCCGGGAACTCGTAGACCATCTTCGTGCGCTGGCCCTGCCACTGCGGGTGCTTGTCCCGGTTGAGAATGCGGTCGGCCATGTCGTCCGGGCGCACGACCGTGAGCGTCATCAAGCCGGCGATCTTCCGACCCGGGCCCGCTAAACCGAGGATGGCGCCGGCGAGGATCTGCTCGCGCGTGGCGCACTGCGAAGGCGAACGCGCCGATTCGTCGGTCTGTGGATCGTCCAGCAGGACCAGCGACGGTCGTGTGGACTTGCCGTCGGCGCGCTTGTGCTTCATGCCCCGGATGCGGCCGGTGATCCCGGCCACCTTGATGATGCCGCCGGCCCCGGCCGAACCCTCGATCGTGGGCAGGATGATCTCCTTGGCGGTCCAGCCGATGTGCGTGCGTGCGCCGCG